CGTAAGTAAGATTAAAATTGTCCCTAAGTTTCCCATATGTCTTTAAAAGTGAATCATATTCTTTTTCACTATTCAAAGCCATCAGCAAAACGATGACAGCATTTAGAGTATTTCTCTGAGAAGTATAATGCGTATCTTTTATCTTATCCATTACTGAATCAGGATCTTTTAAAAAATCATAATTATCAAGACTATCAAATAATTTAGTCAGTTTATTTAAATGAGATATATACTGTTTAATGCTATTCTCTTTGAGATTTGGACGCTCACTTATAATTAACTCCCTTCTTTGTTCTGCTGTTATTTCCATTTTATACTTATGAATATATTTTAAAACTTTAAATAAATAAATCTAAAAAATTAATTTAGTCTATATTTTTCATTAGCGAATTTCTTTTTATTTTTTCTAATAGTGCTCTCAAGGGGACGTTCTTTAAAAATTGCTGGATAGTAATATTGTTTTTTGACTTTTGATTTCATATATAAAATATCTATTGCTCTCCACCGTTTTAATTCATTTATTTCTTCCAAGAGTGCTGAAGCTACTTCCCAAGTTCCTAAATAATATGACATAGTCATACAAACATCAAAGTTTTTATCTGATAAATTATTAAGACCATTCACTGAACCGCACTCACCCTTATATTCCCCATCTGTTCTTTTTTTATTAAGAAAATATCCACCAAGATATACAAATCCATCTCCCAAATCATCTGGTATTTCGTGCACGATTTGTTCGGCATCATCCTCGCAGACAATTACTTTATTTAATTTATTATCTACTATATATCTCAGCAATAATTTATGACTTTTAAAACATCCACATTTTCCAAGGTGATAATCGCGAGAGACATTATGATAAGATATCATTTTTTCATCCGTTAATTTATCAACTTCGTTGCGACTTGTAGCAGACCACCTTGTCCAAGAATCATCAAAATATTTTACTCTTTCTTTAGAAGAGTCAAGATTAATAAAGAATTTATACATTTATAAGAAGAATATATTTTAACCCTATTTTGTTAATAATCTTTTAATTTTTATTTTTACAAACTTGGGTTATCTCTACACTTAAGCATTGAAGACTTCAAACATCCCATCAGTTAGCCTCGCCACACGAAGATATTCCGCAAAATTTCTCATTGTATCTACGGAAGTAGCAAATTCACCACTTAAGTGAAGTTCAATACCTCTGTTGCCTACACGTCCACCAGTTAATTTAGTTCCTAAATAAAAGAAAAACCCTTCAAGATTTGACCTCTGTTCTCTTCCTTGTAAAAGTTGAGTAGTTATCATATTTTTTTGCTTTGAAAATTCTTCACGCGTAATAAATGGAACACCTTCAGCATCTGTTAAAATACTAAATAGACGTGCTGTATTAACAACATCACTGGAGAATTCAAATCTATCATTGTATCTTACATTGTATCTGATACCACCTGGAATTCCAGCAGAATTCAAAGTTGTCTCAGCATTGGAAGAACCTGGAAGAATACTTGTTTCGCCTTTAGCAGTATCAGCAAGAGCAGTAATAATTCTTGGAACTACTCTGTTCGCCATACCAAGATTACGAATTACTCCAGAACCTAAAGCACTTTGAGAAACTGATGTCTCAATTAAACGATAATCTACAAATGAAAAACTCATATCTCTGTTCGCCTGTTGGAACTTTTCCATCAGTTGAGTATCACCATAGAAAACATAATCAGCACAGAACTTCAAATCAGTTCGGCGAATTAGTGATTCTGTTCCTGTATCAGTATCGGAAGCATCAATTTGAATTCTCTTTCCAGTAGTAGGGAAAAAGGTTAATTCAATATTAATAGGTTCAGAAATCATATAGAGTGGAAGCTGATTTACCTTAAGGAAAGGGAATAGGTCACTTAAATCTACTGAAAAAGTTGGTGAGTCATTTGGTGTAGAACCATCCATCTCCGCCCAGAGAGGGATATTTAGTTCCTGAGTTCCAGGCGATGAATCACTATCAGAATATTCGTATCCATTATCAAGACCATACGTAGAAGCACTGACATCACTTCCAGCATCATACCTGAACTCGTGATTCATAAAACGCCCCGTTGTATAAAATTCTCGTTCTACATTATTTTCATTCTTAATAAGAGTTGATTTAGCACCAAATAATGCGTTCCATTCCGTGACTTCATTTAGTGTTTTATTACCGATTTTTAAAACTGCTTTTTTGATGATTTGACCTATTCCTGTGTGAGGATTAAAATATCCACTTCCCACTGATGCGTTAGCCTGGACGGACATAAATAATTTACTGTGTGAGTGTAGGAATCCTTTGTTCTGTAAAGTAAATCTACAGAATCCCTCACTCGTGCTTGAACCCTGATTGAATACGACTGGTTCCAATAGGTCAGTTTCAATTTTCTGGAGCATATCGCTCGGGATTTGAGATAGCGAAATAAGATCGGGAATACTTCCTTCAGAATCCATATCAGTCATTTTTATAATATGAATTATATTAAAATTTATCAAGATAAAAAATTAAAAATTAAATAAGTGTAGAAATTAACTTTCTATTGAATTAATTGGACGCCCTGTCCCGAATACAATAGAGTTGCTTTCGCCTTGAAGAACAAATAAACTCCAATAGGATTGTCAGTGCTTAATTCGCTCTCGATAGAAACTCCAAACTGTTGCTGTGAGAAATCTTCACCAGCATCTCCAATACCATATTTTACACCGAGTCCCATTACTGCTCCCCCGAGAGCAACGTTATTGTAAGATGTTTCTTCTTCTAAAGTTCCCATTTTATAGCCTCGCCTGAAATTAATAGGTGAAATAGTTGTTCTTACTTGGTGATAATCAGGGACTATAGCATCGTATAAACCCTTTACAATTTGAGGGTCTGGCAGTAATGTATCAGGGGCATCTAATATGACATTATTGTAGTCAAATTCTGCTGGGTGCTTGACACCCCCCTTGAGAAATTGGACTCTTTTTATCGCACTGAGCGTCCCCCCTGAAGCATTTCCTGAAGCATTAGAAGGATAAGTAGTTGCTGAACCGTCTGCTGTTAGAGTATTAATATGAGAAACAGGCATAAAGGTCATAAAAGCAGACTGAAGGTTTCTCAGGGCAAGAGAATACTGAATCTGTGCGTTTGTAGAGTTAATACTCGTATACAGTGAAGTAATTGTATTGAATTCATATGATCCTTCAGGTTGTGCTTGAACCATATCAGGGGGCATATCCTTAACCTCGCAACATAATTTTAGGTCGCTGAGTCTGTAATGGGCTTCACCCTGTCCAGCATCAACAGAACCATCTTCAAAATATAAAACGTTAGAGTCAGGCATCAGCATAATTTCAACCGTGACACCACCAAAAGCACCCTCTCTCAAATCTACTAAATTTCCAGATTGGCAGAATCCGCACGGCAAATGTGCTGAGAAAGAAGTTGTTTCAGTTCCCGATGCGTTATTAATTACAACAGCACTCCTAAAAGTTTCTGCGTTAGGATAAATTAAACAACTCTCACCTAAGTGAGACATTTGGTCGCCTTTAGACGATGTTAATGCTGTGTATGTATTCATCCATTTTGAATAATGACGAATTGATTCGCATATCATTTTTGTGCGAGCCGAGCGGATAGTTAGACTGTCAAATACATTATAAATTCCAAGACGATTATTCATAGTTATTTTATCGCCAGCACGAACCGGACTTGGATTAGGCGAAAGATTATCTTTATAAACATTTAAATTTCCTACAATTCTAATAGATTGAGGGTCTAAAAGACCATCTTGAGCAGATACTGTAAATGAAAGAACAGGGAATCCGTTTTTGAATGAAACCTTGCCGTCAGCTGGGACATTATCAGGGATTACTTGTAGATAGCGACTTGTCATATTTATACTTTTTATAATATAAAAGAGTTAAAATAAAAATAAATAAAAAAAAATTAATTGTCTTCATCGCTACTTTCTACGAATATTACTGGATCATATGCTGAAAAACGTGAAACTTCTAAATTAATATATTCTAAAATAAGAGAGGAATTATCAAAAGGAATATCAAAAATCTCATTTAGTTCGTCTATTAAATTTTCTTTTTTATCATATAAGATATCGTTTTTAAGTTTTATTTGTTCTAATATTTTTTTACCAGTTTCCCATCGTTTCTCGTAGCAGTATTTAATAAGATTCCTGAATACGAGTTTATCTAATCTTTTAATTTCTTTTAAGACGAAGTTATAATTCTTTTTATATTTGTCTGATTGTTTCATAATACGACGCTCTTTAAGAATATGAATAATAATATCATTAGGAAGATTACTCATAATACTCATTTCTACTACTTATATATATAGTTAATTTAACCTTTAAGTTAAAATCTACTTCTTAAGCATTAATTTAACCCAAGTTTGTAAAAATAAAGACTATAATTAGCACAAAACTGGGTTATATCAATAATAATCATAGAGAATAAAAGTCTTTATTTTATCAAACCTGGGTTTTTATAGTTGAACGTCTACTCCACCGTCCCGAATCATAAATCGTCTAACGTGAATTACAAACGAATTGAAAAGTTTTGGTTTTACAGGAGCAACATCGCCAGTGTATTTTAGGATGACAGCTAAGTCTTTACCTCTTAGGTCTAATGCTCCCTGATTTACACCGAAACCCCTACCAAATACAAAATTTGTCTGGAATGCCCTGAAAGAGCGAGGGACTATTCCAGCATTATCTAAACATTTTTCCAACTCATATAAATGAAACGCTTCAATACTGGAACGAGACGCGATTTTAGATACATTAATAGGACGCGACGGAACAAGTCTCCCCTCAATTTGATACTGTATTTCTTGGAGTTCATCAACAATTCCCGTGTAAGCAGAGCGATTGCTTGTAAGCATTCCCTCATCAAAATTACCTGTTTTAAGAATTTCATAAGTTCCCTGACCGCATATTTGGTCACGAGCAGAATAAACTGAACTATCCTGAGGGACAACCAATAAACTCTTTGCCCGAGAATTACGAGCAAAGACTTGATAAGTAGTTTGTCTATCACTTGCCAAGATTGAGTTTTTATAATTCGTAGCAGTTAAAATATCTATCTCAATTGCTTTTCCTTCTCTTACTTTTTGGAGCATTCCTTGTTCGTAAGAAGGATCAAGTTCAACCTGACTTACAACGAGATTTACGTTTGAAATCGTATATGAAGCATCATATGATGTAGCCTCTTCCACCGCTGTTGAATACATTACATAATTCCCATTTACTATTACCGCTCCCGCTCCATTATTAGAAAAGGAAGCATTTGTGACAACTTCTACCAAACCATTTGACGATAAATTAATTTCACTAATGTGGAAAGTTCCAGATAAATTTGTTTTAGTCTCTGGAGATGTTCCAAGACAGAAACCAAACTCTTCTCCTACAACAAAAGGGAACTTTGAAACTGCTTCAACTCCCTGTAGATTGTTTTTATTCTGAATATAAAACTTTGAAAATTCAGTTGTTGCTACTGGAAGAGTTCCACCAGTGACGGTTGAACCATTGTGAGAGTGGAAATATGGATTCAGTTTAGAACGTCTAAAACGACATACAGAGTCTAACTGCTTAATGACTTCTCTTGCTGGTGCTGTATCTATTTCTATATATAGTCCAGATGTCATCATAACTGGGAAGATGTGTTCATTTTGAGAAAATATGCCTGTATGAAGGGGGATACAACATTTAGCAGTTAAAAAGTCAGTATTACTAAAAGATGCGTTTTGATTTGCTGGTCCTTTCTTTTTAAAGTATGGATTAGTGATTGTATTAGCCATCGGTGTTTTAGAAGTTCCTTCAGTTCCACGATTGGAAGGAGTATGAACCGAAGAACCTTCACGCAGAGCACGATAATTCCTAATACTATCATCAGCATCGTAATCATATCTCACCGAACATAGACTTGAATATGAATCCAGTTCCTCAAGTAATTTACCACGTGTTCCGTCATAAATACGAATATTTTTGATTAAACAATTTGCTCCCATCTCATCTAACTGAAGGCGAGTTGGAACTGCTCCTGCTGGTGCTTCTAATTTTACATTAAATTCAAGATAAGAATTGTGACCATCCATATATTTAGTAGAAGGATCAACAAACAACTGAATCTTTTGATTTTCCTGATATTCTAATCCATTCTCGCTAGGAATAGAAATAAACTTCTGCCCGATACGCATAGTATCATCAACCTTCCAATAAGCACTCATTTTATAATATTTATTATATAATAATACAAGGATAAAAAAAATTAAAAAAGTTATTGAATTATATTCTTTCTTAAAGTAAATGGTAAAAACAATTTATCTCCCTGAATTATGTAGCGATGAAGAGTTAAAAGAATTAAAAGGTCATCATTTAGATGATGCGTGGATACTTCATTTATTTGATGAAGACGTTGATTTATTTAGTGAAGATGGTAAATTTATTTTATCATTTAGAAAAAAGTTATTGAAAGAAACTGATGTCGGTTTTGAGAATTATAAAAAGATGATTAATCCTTCAAGAGGGCGTGGTGCTTCAGCAGGACAAATAGACCCTGACTTATTATATTGGAAGAAAAGAAATTTAACAAATACAAAAGGAATCTCTACTGGATATATGGTGAATGGTAAAGTCTCTAAAATGAAAGTAAATAATCCTGTTTATTCTACTCCTATAGGTTATTTTGATAAGAGCACTGGTGGATTAGGAAAAGATCTTCCTTGTAGATTAACATCATTCACTAAACCAAATCTTGAAGAATATGAAGCTGGATTCCCATTCTTAAAAGAGATTGCTGACAATTATAAAACTATTAGACTTGATGAATATAATAAACAATTAGAAAGAGCAAATTTAAAAAGTGAATATAAAATTCCTGATACTCCTTTTTCAACTATTACTCTTAATAGGAACTTTAGAACTGCTCTACATAAAGATGCTGGAGATTTTGGTGGAGTTGCTTGTTTGTCTGTTCTTGAAGAAGGTAAATTTAATGGTGGATTATTTATGATTCCTAAATTTGGTATTGGTGTCAATATGAGACACGGAGATTTATTGATTGCGGACGTCCACCAATATCATTGTAATACTGAACTCTGGGAAACTGAAGAACAAAAAGAATATAATAAAGTTAATTGTCATTCATTCAAAAATATTAATAAAGAAAACGGTGTAGTAGGAATAGAACACGATTTCACCAGGATGAGTTTTGTATGTTATCTGAGAGAGAAAATAATAAATTGTGATTAATTATTTTTATCTGTTTCTTAATAAAATGATTCATCAAATATTTATTAACTTAGGAAAAGGGGAACTTTGCGATATTCCTGATTATTATGAAAGTTATAAGGAGACTGTTGAATACTGTTCCAAGAATAATATAAAACATATCTTATGGTCTTCAAATGATATTGATGATTTATTAAATGATTATCCTGAATACAAAGAAATTTATTCTGAGTTTAGATATGATATTCAAAGAATTGATTTTGCGAGATTATTAATTTTATATCATCACGGGGGACTGTATTTGGATTTAGATGTGAAACCACTTCCTGAGGCTGGTTTAGGGATTTGTTTTGAAAAAGACTTTTTTATTGCGAGGTGGTGGAATAATCATCTCCCCTATAATGCTATTATCGCTTGTCATAAAAAGAGTGAATTAATGTATGAATGTATCCAAGAAGTAATACGCTCATATTATGAAAAAAGTAAAATGGATATATATAATGTTAGGAAAGCAAGATTCATTTTTCAAACTACAGGACATTATGCTCTTCATAGAGTTTTAAAAAATAAGATAACTTATTCTCCCGTGGTGTCTGTATTTAATAATAAAAAAAAGATATCTGAAATGTCTGAAACTGCTTTATTTACAGATAAATCTTCTTCTGTTTGGTATGAGGATTTTTAAAATTCGTGCACGAATTAATGCCCTGAGTCCAGTGATTCGCAGTATGTTTCCCATACTCTAACGCATTCATTAAGAGTTTCGCACCAAGTGTATCCGCAGGAAAGACAGCATCCATAGGGGTCGTATGGTGATTTAACCATTAAATTAAAGAGTAAATAATATATCATTTATTAAATAAATATATTTTTTTTTTAAATTTTATTTTTATCTTAATTAATATAAAATGATGAAATTTGCTATTCCTTCTTTTCAAAGAGCGAGTATTTTAAAAGATAAAACTATTAATTATTTATTAGGACAAGGTATAGACCCTCAGACTATTTATGTATTCGTTAGGGAAGATGATAAAGATATTTTGGAATATCTTGCTCTTGAATATTTGGGAATCAACGTTCATAATATTGATATTAAGGGAATTGGTGAAACGCATAACTATATTACTCATTTCTTTCAAGAAGATGAATTTATATGTGAAATAGATGATGATTTATTTGATGTCATCGATAAAGATAGAAATTCAGTAAGAGACTTCTTAGCTGTTTTAGAAGTAATGAAAGAAAAGATGATAACTGAAAATATTAACTACGCAGGATTTTATCAATGTGATAATCCTAAATTTATGAGTGGGAATAAAGAATATACAACTGATTTAAGATATATGTTAGGACTAATGCGATTGAGAAGAATTAAAAAAGATGTTAAACTAATCACTAATTATGCGGAAGACTTTGAGAATTGCCTGAGATATTTTGTTAGAGATGGGAAGATATTAAAAAATAATTGGATTGCTGGAAAGACTAAAAATTATGCTGATGGCGGTTGTAATGGAGACGGCAGAGGATTTGATAGTGAAAGAGTTGATAAACAAATCCTTGCTGATGAGTTCCCTATGCTTTGTAGAATATTCCAGAGAAAGAATGGTAGATATGATTTACGGTTAAAAGAATATGCTACTCCTTCAACTAAAATTCATAATTTTAAACCAGGTTTGAAACAATAATTCTTAATAATATTATTTACAAAGTAGGGTTTTAACTATCTACTCGTCCAGTTGAAACAGGTTCTTGTTGGACTTGTGCTTCAGTTGTTTCAGTTTGTTGTTGTTGTAATGTATCATCTTGACTTTCTTGTTTTGATTCATCTTTAGACGCACCTACTTCGCCAAATATTCCTGAAGTGATATCTAAGACACCACCAAGTAAAGCAAGTGGAGGAAATACTGTTCCACCTAAATCACTGATAGCACCTCCAATCTGTAAGAGGTTAGATGTTTTTGACGCCCAGTTATCTCCTGCGATTCCGTGTCCTGCTTCTAAACTTTTGACATCTTTATAAATATCAAATCCACCAACTCCGACAGCGGTGACTGCTCCTAATCCTTTTAATGCTGTTGAACCTATATCTGTCGCTAAAGATTCACCAGTTTTAAACGCATCTTCTGAAGTTAATATTCCATCTCCTGTGTCTTTTAACGTCTCAGGGACATCACTGCTTAAAGTCTCAGCATCACTTACTGCTCCCTCAGCGGTTTTTTGTGCTTGAGTTGTTGGATTACTAAATAAAGTTCCACCTTGTGCTAAATGATCACTAAATGCTGATATTTGACTTGGTAATTTTCCTCCTGCCCAGAATTGCTGAGTTGCTTGAAGCATATCCTGTGTCTCTTCCGCTCCTTTTTGTTGTGCTTTTAATCCAGCAATTTGTGTTCCTAAATTAGCATTGTGTTCATTAACAACTTTATTTCTTGCCGTCACTGCCTGAGAACGCATATTCCCTTCCTGAATCGCACCATAGTCAGACGAGTATAAATCCATTTTTATAATATGAATTATATTAAAAATAAAAAGATAAAAAAAATAATTATTATTCAATTTCTAACTCTTTTGCTGGAGTTGCTGATGGTGGATATATTTTTGTTTCAAATCTTATATAGGCTTCAGCAGGATTTTCTGATAGTTTCAAATATAAAAATGAATATCTTTCTTTGTGTGCTTCATTATATAATTCCAAAAACTTCTTTTCACCCCCGACCATATCCCCATACTCTTCTGCTATTTTCATTAACTCTTTTTGGTTCTGCTGTTTGTGGATGATGACGTCCGTGGCGTTGTTTCTAATCATTCCTGAGACCGCCCTGAAACTTTGAACTGCTATGATATACATATCAATGTAGTGCCTAAAACGAGTAGAAAAAAATGAGACCTGATTAGATTTCTTGAAATCTTTTGTGAGGATATCATCCATAACCAGAGCATAGGTTGGTCTATCTTCTTTATTTTCATATTGAGACTGTCCCTTTTTTATATCTTCAATCATACTATCTGTATAATGATCCTCGCAATCAAAAAACTTTGAGAGTATTTTTCCTTTATTGTCTGTATGTAATGTAGATGAAATGAATTTAACAACATCAAATTTATCTTTATAAAAATCATCATTACAGAAGAAGTTTGTGAGAAGGTTAGATTTCCCTGAACGGACTGAACCGATAATCAATACGAGAGCAGGCATCTGTGGAAGATGTTGGTGAATATCATTAAATTTTTCATTTGGTTCTTCATCCTTGACTTTCAAGACACGTGGGACTCTTTTAGATTCCATTTATGTATTCTTAGATAATATTTTTTTGTATCTTTTAATTAATAAATTACATAAATTTTTATCATTTTTAGGATTATATCTTGGATTACCACCTACATTAAAATGTTTGTATTCTTTTATCCATAGTCCTTGTTGAGAATATAAACCAGCTAAGAAGTCATCGCAATACCAGTTATGGATTGGAGGAGGAAATATCCAATCAAATATATCAATATGTTTTTTATGTAATAAGAACTGAGTAGGGATATCATCATTATTTGAATAACCTGAAACGAAACCAATATTATTTTGTTTCTTTAATAATTTTAAGAACTTTCCCAACCATTCAGTTCTTTTATCAAATGATATATCATCTCCGCAGACTTGAAAATAATTTATATTATCTTTAATAGCATATTTAGATAAATCATTCCAGATATGAGTAGGTTTTCCCTTGTATGAATTATCAAAAGTAAACCATTTCAATTCTATATTATCATACATAGGAGGTAAATTTATATTACTGAATAATCTATCGTCGTCATCATAACCGATATAACAAGTTATTTTAAATGAATGAGTTAAGTTAGTTATAGACGGTAATAAGACCTGATTTAAATATGAATCTCTAAAATTATTCCACTCTCTATCTCTCGATGTTGTAGGGACAAGAAAAGCAATATGTTCCATTTTATAATATTAATAAGAAAATAATTTTTAGAATAAAATTTCAACCCAAGTTTGTAAAAATAAAGACTATATTTGACACAAAGTTGGGTTAGATTACTACGTAAGTGTAGAAAATAATATAATAGAGATAATAATAATCATAGAGAGAATAAGTCTTAATTTTGCCTTTTTAGGGTTAATAACAACTATCAAAGCGATTCATTAAATTTCCATTTTGATTTCTTTTCCTGTAAGAATAATTTTGTCCTGTTGCTCTATTGATTTGATTTAGCATTTTTGCTTTTCCTTCTTCAATAATTTTAGATTGTTTCTTTTCTTCTTTCCTTTGCTTCCTGATAGCTTCATATTTCATTATTGCTTCCAGTTGAGCATCTTCTAAATCTTTTTTACTGAAACCAGTAGTTTTAGTAGGAGTAGTAGTTTCTAAAGGTTTTTCATCATTTACTTCATCTTTTAGTTTTTGAACTCTTTTAACTTTTTGTTTTTTGACTAATTCTTTTTCTTCATTATCTAATTCTTTCATTTTCTTTCTTTCTATTGCTTTTGCTTTACGTGAAGCCATCGCCTTTTCCCTTGCGAGTGCGAGTTTTGCTTTATGTTCTTCTGTCATTGGTTTGCGTGGTTTCTTCATCTTTTTAGGTTTAGGTTCTGGTTCATCTGCTGGGACATCAAATAATTCTTTACGATTAATAACCTCTCTCTCTTCTATTTTTATGATTGGTTCGTCTTCTTCTATAGGTGCTTCTACCTCTACGCTTTCATCATAAATAAAATTTGGATTTTGTTCACCTGTATCAGGGTCAATACTTCCATAGGAAGTATTCATAGAACCCCCAGAGGGGGTTTTGTCAGTTGATTCGTGCACGATTTGTTCTGTGAGTTCAGGAGTAGGTGCTGGTAAGTCTTCACTAAAATTAAATTCAACTAAAGAAGGTGGTTTTTTACTCATATCTTATAACATAATACAATAAAAAACATTAAAAAGAACTAAAAATAATAAAAAATTATTAAAAAAATGATATAATTACTATTATAAATTAAATAAGTCAAAACTTACTTAGGAGTTCTAAAGTATAATACGACTATGCTTTGTCCTTGTAAAATCTTCGCATATTGTTCGTTAGAATAAACAAAATCAATAGAGAAATCTGTGGTGGTTATTTCATAAGGATTATTTAAATCTAACCAGACATCCCTATTAGGTTCATAAAAGAATAAACCTTCTTCTTTGACTTCTGCTGTTGGGAGATGTGCTAAAATTGTTGATTGATTCCCTGTCTTCGCGTTAAGAACTTGCTGACCAAATCCGTTTAATCTAACAAATATAGATTTAGTATTTGAGAATAATGGTGCTGAATCACTTATCAAACTTAGAGTCACTATATTTCCCACGGTTGAATAAGTTCCTGTATTGACAATACTTTTACTTGGGAAACCAAATATTTCTGCTACAGCAGAATTGCTGGACGGTGTATAAGTATCATTTGGTGATACTATCATTGCTGGTGTGTAGTCTGTAAGATTTGAAGCATTAAGACCTATATGATCGTATATTTCACTAAAAGTAGGATCATTTATTGCTCTTCTAAAATCAACTTGTCTACACGTATTTATATTTAATCCACGGACTTTACCTAAGTCAGCAGTTTCATACCATCCAGAATATTTAGCAGAATAATCCCTTGAATCATAGCCCGTGATATTCATTCCAGAAAAACCATTTATTGTTAATGAGTTAGTCTTCCAATTTTTAGAATCATCTTTTCCAACAAATAATATAGGATGAAGACACCAACAAGTCTGTTGAACTGGTTTAAAATAAGTTGATTTATCGCTGACAGTATCTACTTTACAAACTAAGTCCGTTGTTCCTGATTTTCCTATATATAAATTAACTTTCTCACCTACTACACGAAACTCAATATATTCATAACCATCATCGTTTTTATCTATATCGTATCTTCCAATTCCTTTTAAATCGCTGTCAGCATTGTCCCAATATTCAACCTCACTAAAAAGCATATCTTTATCAGAAGTTTGACAAGATGATTGACGAACAACTAATTCACCGCTAGCATTTCTATGAACACCAAAATCCTCGTAGTAATCCTGATTATCTAACAACATAGGAGTTGTCGCAAGTTCTTCCCTGTGAGAAAAATAGGGGGGCATAAATTCTTCGCTACCATCATCCGGGTCAGCACGACAATCACGAGATAGACCTACACCCCATTCAACTGCTGAAGCATTTGAATCAGCAAAATTAACTTTTAGCGAACCATTAGAAAGAGATAAAGGATGTCCTAATCCAATTCCTACTGCTGGAGTTAAACTTTCATCAGCACCTAAATCAACTCTTGTAAAGGTTGGACTACTAAAAGTAAATCTTGTTTTATCATCAAAAAAATAAGTCCAAGAGGCTACTGAACTTGGTAGAGAAGCATTTGTCTGGACGTTATTATATCCATATTTGAAATCATATCCTTCAAAAGCATTAGAAGCAGAGCGTTTAACAGCGACATCGTGATGTCCCATTCTGTTAGGATAATATTCTCTGTGATTTGCTTTAACTAAGTCAGCAAGTTCTTCAGTTGTTAATTCTTCAACTCTTCCAGCAGATGTAAAGTTTTGAAGTATAGGATAAGAAGTAGAACTATCAATAGGAGGGACAGCAAGTGTTTCATCTAATGCTTCACCAAACCAGTCATAATAAACTCCATTAGACCCTGCGAGAGTTATTCTACTATCTAAATTAACTTTTGCTGATTGTAAGCAGACCTGACTATTAGGTGGAATTTTGTAAGTAGAAGACAAAGCATTCCTAAAAGAGTAAGGAGTATATATAGACTGTTCTTCCCTACTGGTTAATTCACTATCTTGATTACTTGCTATTACTAAACTCATCTTTATAATATAATAAATAATAAAAAATATTCTTAAAAAAAAATATAATAAATATTATAATGCCTAAGAAGAGTAAAACTAAAGTCCAAAAAGAGATGAAAAGTTCAACTCCAAATTATAAACAAAAAAGTCAGTATGATGTAGCTGAAGCAATAAAACCTGATAAAATAAAAGCAAAAGAGATATTTGATATGAAGAACAACCCTAAAAAGACCAAATTAAAATCTAAGAAGAAGAAGAAGAGTAAGAGTTATTAGTTTCTACTACTTACGTAGTAATCTAACCCAGGTTTGTGTTCATTATAGTCCTAATTTTTACAAACTTGGGTTAAATTAATGCTTAAGTGTAGAAATTAACTTAAAGGTTTAGTGTATTATATATTCATAAGTAGTAGAAATGGGTAGCAGAACAATTACAAACAAAGAATATAATAATCTCATTAAGAAATCCAAAGCAGGGTGGGCTTCATTTTACAGAGCAGAAGCAGATGCTCACCAAAGGGACACTCTTTATATGGAAGCAATCACCGATTTAAAATTAAAATTGGAAGATTCAGAAACTGAGTTCCCTACATTCCTTGCTAATGAACTCAGGGATTTAATGATTTCACTAAAGAAGCAAATTGAATGTCCTATCTGTTTTGATGAATTAGATGCGAAAGATATTAAGTTTAGTTCTTGCGGACATAAGTATTGTGGTGAATGTCTTAGTAGATTGGATGAATGTGCTGTCTGTAGAAAAAAGGTTTATAAAAAGAAATAAACGCGTTTAAAATTAAAATATATTATATAATATATACTAAATGTTTCTTATTCATAAATCTCATAGTAAAAATGATTTAATTGATTTAATAAACTTATTACATCTCCCTGTAGTATTTTCTCATAGCGATAATAAGAAAACAATTCACGAGAAATTAGACTCTTTACTAAAGACTGAATTTGAAATAAAAAAGAATTATTACAATATAGAAAATAAAGATGGATTAAAAGTCTTTTTAACAAATAAGAATCCTAAAAAGAATTTAACAATCAAAGAAAAACAGGAAGTTATGTCTATCGCAAAATTTATAATTAATTACTGTAAGAGTGGTTATCATATAGATTCATCTATTAAATATAATAGCTATCAGGAAATCATCGATGATATGGATTATATAAAACAATTTGGAGATATACCTTCAGTTCGTAGATGTTGTAAATTATTAAATAATGATCCAAATATAAAAGATATATTTAAACCATTAATATCTCCTCAGGTTCAAAAAGAGTTAAATGATAAAAGTTTCAGTAAAATAGAACATTTAAAAATTTTAAAAATAAGACGTGGAACTATTGATAATCCTATCACGGTTTATTTTGAATAGATTCAGATTCAGGTTCAGGTTCAACCTCAAAAAATTCTTCTTTAGGAATTAAACGTGGTGTTCCCTTTTGAGATTCTACTTCATCTAATATTTCTTCTTCTTTATCTAAGATTTTATCTTCTTTTTTATTAATATCTTTTAACTTTTTAGATTGTTCTTTTAGTCCTTTCATTTCTTCTTCATTAGGTGGTCTTCTCTCGCAAGTGAAGATATAGCATAAATTAATTTTACAATGACATTTACTCTGCCAGATAACTAATAATAAAGAACCTATTGCTCCAAAAATTAATACAACCGCTCCTGCTAATTGGTCTATACTCATTTTATCAATTTGTATAATTTCATTTGAAGATTCCTCTGTCATATATTTTACAAAATATTTTTTATTATTATTTATAATATTATACAAAATATATGGATAATCAGAGTAATAAAAAACCAATAGATGAAGTTTTAAAATCATTAAAACAACTCAAAACAGATATCACCGAATTACAGAAAGATGTTTCATATATCAAAACTTCTTTAGGAAGTTTTCATAGCACCCCCTCTGGGGGTGTTGTCAAAAAAAGACTTTATGCTGATAATGTTGAGAAACAAATGAAAGAAGAAAAAGAAGAGATTTCAACAGGCTGGTTCTTCTAAAATATCGTGCACGAATTATCATTTTTTTATTTTAAAATTATTTTCTTTTCATATATAAATGGAAGATATTACAATCCTTGTTCCCACTTACAAAAGAAGAAGATTTCTGCCTCTTTTGTTAAGAAATATTAAACATCAAGAATATCCGCATCATCTCTTAAAAGTAATCATAGATGACGATTCACCAGTAGAAGATAAACTAATAATATCTAATCAAGAATTAAAAGACATTCAAAATCATTTACATCCTATTCAACTTGATTATAGATATAATAAGAATAAAAGGTCAATTGGAAAAAAAAGAAATGATTTAATGAAATCAATAAATACAAAAATTGGGACATATATGGATGATGACGATGTTTATTTACCGACATATATTTCATATCAATATCAACTCTTGAAAGATAAAAAGGCTGGTTGTGTTGGTTCTAATAAAATGATTTTTACTATGAGTGAAAAAAACTGGGAAGTTTATGCGATAGATTGTGGTGAAATAAAATCACTCATACACGAAGCAACTTTAATGATGACTAAAAAATGGTTTAGAGCATCTTGCGGTTTTGAGAATTCATCTCAGGGAGAGGGAAAAACAATATTTCAAGGGAATGAAACTAAAGTAGAAATTAGTAATGTTGTGAAATGTATGATTTGTCTTCAACATCCTTGGAATACAATAGACAAACTTCAGTTTTGTAAAGATGAGTGCCGAGTAGATATTGAAATAAATGAAGATTTAAAAATTATTTTAGAGAATATACTTAAAACTAACTCTACTAATAATAGTAGATAATAATGACCTCTTTTGATTACAACGAAGAGCAATTAACCAAAATTATTAATTCATACAAGAACAAGAAAGAAAAAGAAAAAGAAAGATATGAACGTATTAAAGATACTGTAGAATATAAAGAAGATAACAGAAATCGTGCTCGTATCCATTACGAGAAGTATAAAGAAGATAAGAAACAAAATTATCAAGATAATAAACAATTTTTTCAAGCAAGAAACTCATACTATTATTACAGAAAGAAGAACAATATTAAAAAGTTTGTTGAAAAGTTCCCTGAAAGAGTTGAACTATTAGAAAATCACGGATTCATTATTCCGATTTAATAGAATGAAAACCATTCTCATCAACTTCAAAATCATAACTTTCATCTGTAGCTGACCCCTCTTCATCGCTATAAAATTCTTGTTTTCTATTTTTAGGTGGGACATAATCAACATCATTATCATCAACTAATATAGCAACTA